AGTGGCCGAATGGGACGGATTCGAAATCCGTTGTACCTTCACCGGTACCTAGGGTTCGAATCCCTATCTCTCCGCCATTATTGAATAAGACTAAGCCCCCGTAATCATTGATGATTACGGGGGCTTTTTCGTTTCCGAGGTTTTATTTAGGGCATTTTTAGGGCAGAAAACGTATCTATCCGACCGCTTCAGGCTGCTCTATGCCGTCTCGTATGCTTTGTGCAGGCGACTTGATATGATTTCTTCCAATGGCTGCGAAGCTGTGTAGGAAGTGACCTAATACAGCAGGGGAAAAGGAGTTTATCAATGCTAATAGCGATACTGCATATAGTGGGCGCCGTTATAGGGACAATCGCGTTTGGTGTGATCGTACTGTTTATTTCCTCTTGGGAGATAAACAGGAATAACAGAGCAATGATGCAGGACTTGGCGATAACGCTCGGGGTCGCTGAAGAGGATCTAAACGACGAAAAACTTTCCCCTAGGATCGTTGCGCTGACGTCCGAGCGCTTTAGCAATGATCGCTTTAGTAATCGACTCTCTGACCTCTGTGGTGTAGTGCGGGCTGCCTGGGATTGGTTTGGATGGCTGCTCCAGGTAGGAACATTCGTTGGCGTAGTTTGGTTTACCTTCACTGAGTCACTATCGAACGCAGTCAATGCTTGGTGGATCGTCGCAATTGGGGTTTTCTTCTGGATTAGTGGTGTCCTTTTCGCTCTGACGTGTCGGCTATTGACTGGGCGGTATCCAGGTCAAGCCAAAAAAGCAAGGAAGGGGATGACCGATTTTCTCAATGCGCAGCGTAAGCAAATGACTTCGTCTTAAGACGAGTTTGATCTTCTGTGCTTAGCGGTTTCGCTTGTTGCAGGGCACAACCTCGACGCGGAAATGCCCCACATTTCATTCGGTTCTAAAACCAAGCATCTTTGACACGATACCGGCCATGCTCTTGGTGTCTTTCGGTATCCATCTTCCGTAATGTTTTCTCACCATCGTGGTATCGGCGTGCCCCAGTTGCCGAGCAACCCATTCTACCGGGACATAGCTCGACAGCATCTGGCTGGCAAAGGTGTGGCGACACTGGTTCGCCCCGCGGTGCCTGACCTCTGCTTTTTTCAGATGGGCGGTAAACCAATTGCTCAACGTCTTACCACTCCAGAGCAGACCACTAGTCGAGCTGCGGAAAAGAAACCTGACTTTCATTTTCTTGGAGGTGATGTTGTCGCGCTGGATGACAGTGACCTCCACGGTGGGGGCATCTTTGGCAGCGGCAACAATGTCGCGCATCAGTTTGAGGGCTGGGTCGATGAGCTCGACGACTCGAACCCTGGAGCGTTCTTTGGGGACTTTGAATTCACCAACGACCAATGCCCGGCGGACATGTACCAGGCCGGCTTCAAGATCGATGTCTTCAACGGCGAGCCCGATGAGCTCGGACAGGGACAGACCGGCCCAGCAGTTGAACTCAATCATCCTGGCATCAGCTCGACGGTCGGGATCCGCGTTGCCGATCAAGTCGATCTCGGTGCGACTGAAGGGGTCGGCATGCTCCAGGTCGGCGTCAGATCCGACGTTGCTGATTCGGTCGAGTGGATTGGCTTTCAGGATGCCGTCGCCGAAGGCATCAGCCCAGACCCCGCGGACGACGGTGAAAATGTCGTTCACTGTCTTCGGGGCGAGGCCTTGCTTGAGCAGCTGCGCTTGGAACAACTCAATGTCGCTCTTGCTGATGTCGACGATCCGGCGCTTGCCGAATTTCTTCTCGACGTGCACAGCCTTGCTGACGTAGTTGACGACGGTGCTTGAAGCTTTGAGCGCGCGCTGTACCTCCAGCCAGCGATCAATGCCTTCTTTCACGGTGCGCTTTAGCGAAGGGCCGCCAGTTCCTGTGAACATGGCAGCTCTGGGCGATTTCGGAAAGTGGGCCGCATAGTCGAAGCGGCCCTCTTTTATTTCCGCGAGGATGGTGCGGCGCTTGTTGTCGGCGTAGGCGATCGCGGCCTTATTTACTTTCGAGACCCCCTCTAAGGGTTCCCGGCACCGTTGGCCGTTGAAGATGAACCATATGCGCAATTGCTTGCCGTTCATCTCAACGCCGGTCGGCATTTTGTCGGTCATGGTTTCCCTTCCATCCAGCGCTCAATGGCGGCACGGTTGTAAACGATCACGTTAGCTGGGTCCTTGCGCCAGTGTTTGCCTTCAAGCCAGAGCCCGCGGGTGCGGTACTTGCGGACGGCTTCGGTGCTCAGACCGAACACTGGATACAGCAGATCCTGGCGGAACCAGGCGCCTGGTGTGATATGGAGGTCGAGTTTCTCTGCTGCGCTCATTGTTGTTTCTCCCTTGTGCGCCGGGCGATACCCTCGGCTTGGCGCTGCTCGCTGCATAGCACGTGATTGCCGTGTGCTCGCGACTTATTGCATTTGTCGCAGATGGTTTGTAAATCGAGTGGTGGCATTTGCCCGCGACGGATCCGGACTGTTCGACGAAGGGCTGTCATGCGGCCTCCTTCAGCGCTTCCGCTTGGCGCCATGGGTCGTTCGCGCGCGCCAGAGCTGCCATCGGCGGTGGGCTGACGCTGTTCCCGCACATATGAACCTGCTGGGTTTTCGTAAATGGCTTGCCGTCGGCGCCGTGGCTGATGATGTAGTTGGCGGGGAAGCCCTGGGCCTTATACAACTCGGCGGGCTGTAGCATCCGCAGGCATATATCTACGATCACATACGGAGTGCCCTTGATAGTGACGGTGACCAGTGCCAGGCGATCCTTCGTTGTGATGGTTGGTGCTGGATCGCAGGCAGAGCTGACGTTCTCGGTGCCGTAATAGCTGATCAGGAAGGCCGCGACGCGCAACGCTCCAGCTTCAACTTCTGGCGAAAGTTGGAACTCAACGATCGAGCTCTTGCCGCCACCGCCGGCAGTGATGGTGGGCGCTGGCTCGTCCATGGCCTGGCCGACGCTGGCGCCGAACTGGCGCTCCATGAATGCCGTGACGAGCCCGTGGTGAGTGCCGCCGGCACTGATCGTGTGCAGCGGATCGGCGGCGTCTCTCGCATCGCAGTTCCCACGGAGGTGCACCAGGTTGGCGGTCACCAACTGCTGCTGACTGCCGGTGTTGGTCACCGTGGTCATTGGGTCTTCGATGTTCTTGGCGTCGGTGGTGTTGAAGCCGCCATTCATTTGGGCCATGAATGCAGTAGCAACGCCGTACTTTCCGCCTGACGCCATTATCGTTCCCAGCGGGTGAGCGAGATCGGCGATGCGCGGAGCAGATCCAGGCTTTTCACCATTTCCGAGCTGCACTAGCGCTGCAGAGGCGATTGAGTGTCCACCACTAGCCGTGACTGTGCCGAGCGGATCAGCGGCTGACTTGCAGCCGATACCCCAGCGCTGGGCGCCACCTCGCTTTCCTTCGTCGTGCGCGGCGGTGACCATCACCGGGCTGATGAACGTCAGCTCGCCGCGGTTGGCGCAAGTCACCGTCGGCAGTGGCGCGTGTGGATCATTGATTCTGTCGCTACCCTGGTGCGTAGCTGGCGCAATGATCGGGCTGGCCACGGCGAATGAACCACCGCGAGGCCAGGAGGTAACTGTGCGTAGCGGGTCATGCGTTGACTGGACACTTTCGCCGGACCAGTTCGCGATCGGCACAATGAACGGGTCAGCGCCGTCGATGACGAACTTCTTCATGCCCTTGGCGATCCGGCGCAGGGTGGCAGGTGCCAGCGGCTTTGGCCGATCGAAGATGCTCTTGCTCGGGATCGTCCAGTCGATACATTCGGCGGCGGTGCGCCATTTCTTCTGGCCCTTGGCTGGGTGCTTGGCGTGGGTTGGTTCAGGCCACACGATAGGCTGGGCGTCGCAGCGAGCGATCATGAACAGACGCTCCCGGCTCGTCGGTGCGCCGTAGTCGCAGGCCTTCAGCACCCTCCACTCAACGACGTAGCCCAGGTGCTGCAGCTCGGCGACGAACACTGTCCAGGTCTGCCCGCGGCGTTTCGGGTCAGGTACCAGGAACTGCTGTTGGACCGGAACCACTTCGCCAGGTTCAGCAACGCCGCCGCCCAGCTTCACCACACGGCCGGTGGACTTGCATCGCTTGGCAATAAGCGGTCCCCACTGGAGGATCTGCTTTACGTTCTCCAGACTGATGACCCGGGGCTTCTTCTTTCCTGCCCACTTCAGGCCGACCCATGAAAGGTTGCGAATCTCGCGCTTGCGCGGCTGACCGCCGGCGGCCTGGCTGTGGTGCGTACAGTCCGGTGACATGTGGAACCAGCCCACGGCCTTGCCGCCGCATTCGGTATCCGGATCCCCATCGAATACATCGGTGGTGTAGTGAGCCGCGCCTGGGTGATTGACGGTATGCATGCTGATTGCACTAGCGTTGTGGTTCTTCGCCACGTTCACCGCGCGGCCCAAGCCCATCTCCAGCCCGGTACCGGCGCCACCCCCACCACAGAAGAAGTCGACAACGATCTCGTCATCCTGTGCGTTGAATCCAAGGCCATATTGGGTTTTGAAGTCGAATGGATGCTTTTTGAATGCAGTCATACAGCGGCTCCCGACTGAACGGAGTCGCTGATGCGGTTAGCCAGCTCGATAACTTTTTTTGCCTGCTGCTCGGCCTTCAACTGGGTTGATTCGGTGCCTGGCATTGCCCGCCAGGTCATCTGGGCGAGAGTCAGCGTGGCGTGTGCTTGCAGCAGCGTTTGATAGTCAGCCCAGGTGAGAATTGATTCGGTTTTGGGGAGTTGGCTGAGACGGATGATGTCGTTCGTCAGTGCGGCGACTCGCTCCCGGTGGTACGTGGATTGGGCCGCAACACCGCTCGCGATGGCACGCAGGACTGCTTGACGGACGAAGTAGGCCATCAGAAAAAGCCCAACGGCTGAGCAGGTGGCGATGATGATCAAGTGATGTGTTTGCATGTGCTGTGCTCCTCGGTAGAGCCCGCCGCCGGGATCATTGGTGAGAGGCCGGTGGCGGGTGTTGCAGTGGTGTTAGCCCAAGTTGAAGCTGCCGATGGTCAACTTCGCGGCGCCGCCGACTTCCTGCTGAACGACATCCTTGAATTCTTGTGCGAGGTCCTCGCGCAGTTGCTCTTCGCCAATCCAGCGCAGGCGCAGTAGGGGCTTGTCACCGCCGGTGAGGACAGCAACACGGAGTCGGATGATCTGAACTTTCAGCCCTTCATATGGCTCGACGGTGAATAGGAATTCAGCGGGCAGGCCTTCCGAGGATTTCGCTTCGATCTGATCCATCGCCGAACGGGATGCGCTCAGGTCGCCGACGACATGTTCGCTTTTGCGTGCTTGCTCGATGCTGATGGAGCGGATGGCGCTTGCGGCTTTGCGCAGATCGATGTGGCTGTCGTCCGCTGCAAGGGCTTGGAGGTTCGACGCCCAATCCTCAATCCAGTCGCTCAGGTCTTTCTGTGCGAATTGGATGGTGGCGGCACGCTCCAGCGCTCGGAAGGCGGCAGTTTTTCTCAGGTTGAGGGTGGCGGTGAAGTCGCCGTGCCCTGGTTCTTTGGTGTTGCCCAGGTTGAAAATCACGGTGCAAGACATTGCTTCGGCATCGACAAAACCAGATGCGATGACTTCGGCGCTTTGCTCCATCACGTAGTTGCCGAAGTCCAGCAACGAGTGGGTGGTGAGCGCACCGCGGAAGCGACTACGAGCGGCTTGGAACTTCTCGATGCTGTGGATCTTCTGATCAGACGGCAGAACCAGCGCCGGAGTGAAGGTGCTCAGCGGCTTGGCATAGGCCAGTAGGGCGGTGTCTTGAATCAACTGAATTGCTTTGGCTTCCATTGGATCGTTTTCCTTTTAGCGAGAAACATGGATAGAGCGGTTAGGACTTCGGGTGAATCGGCGCGGCGTCTCGGTTGAACAGCTGGCCCGCGCGAGGGGCTTCGGCAAACAAGGTCAGGCGACCGCCCTCGTTGACATGCATCGGCGTGTCGAGGGTTGTGTCTTCGCTGCGGCTGCCGCGTTTGGTTGGCACCTTGTAGGCGAGCTTGTGGTTGACCGTTACCTGGTGGCTATCGGCAATCTGTTTCAGCGTGAAGGTCAGCGTGACGGAGCCGACCTTGCCGTTATCGACAACGCCCGATGCAACTTCGGAAAGGGCGTGGCCGATCTGGTTCGCGAAGACGCCCGCGTTGAGTTCACCGATGAATTCGGCTGTGTCTGTTGGTTTCATGTGCTGTGCCTCAGTGAGTGCGGGTTGTTAGCCCCTGAACGGCAGGGGCCACCGATAAATCAGGCCGCTTGCCTCGCCGCTTGGGCGTCGATGAAGTCGGCCAGGTCGTGCAGATAAACCACGCGCTTCGCTCGTGCCGAGTTGTGTAGCCGTTTGACGACCAGGGCGATGCGACCGGCCTTGATCTCTTCCAGCAGATAACGGTCGGTCCGGATGTGCGTGAAGTACTGTTCACGGACTGCCGTCAATGAAGGGCAGGGTGTGGCGAACTGTCTACGAAGCAGGTCGAGGGTGTTGCTCATGCGGCTTCCTCCCCGAACCCCTCCGATCGGGGCACCAGCTTGAGGCGTATCAATTCGGCCAGTCCCACTTTGCTTTTGCCCATCGCGGCGGCGCAGATTTGGCCTTTGGCATCAGCCACCACGGCACCGAATGGGTACTCCGGCGAGTTGGTAGGGGTGACGTAGGCCACTTGCCCGTCTTGAATGACGTTGTTGACGCAACGAAATACCTCAGCCAGATCGGTACTCAGCGCTGGCATGCTTTCCAGCAACTGGACGGCTTCCGTCGAGGCGCCGATCAGGGTGGCGCGGCTAATGACGCCGGGGCAGCTGAGGAAGATCGGGATCAACTTCAGGGCGCCGAGGGCTTGGGTGTAGGCGTTGGCTTGATTGGTTTTCATGCAGCGGCGTCCTTCTTCGTAATGGTGATTCCCAGCTTCTTCGCCAGCCATTCCACCCCGGGTTCTTTCACCATCACTACGGCGTAGTGAACCGGTTTGCCTATCGTGGGGTTCCAGCGGACGCGGGGGTCTGAGTACAGACGGCCTTGGTCGCGATACTGACTGGCGAGGTCACCGCTGCTGTTCAGGATGCCCAGCTCCCGCAACCTGGTGCGGAAGGCGCGGGGCTTGATGCCGAGCACTGCGGCGGTTTGGTCCAGGGTGCGGTTCATGGCGCTGTCCTCAGGCGGCGATCAGTTTGCGAACTCGGTCAAGCAATGCTTCCGAGTCGGCCAGTGCCTGATCAATTTGCGCCAGTCGGCCGGACTGTTCTGGTGGCGCGGGTCGCGCCGACTCAATCCGGCCGTTCGCAATGTCCTGGATGAAATCTCGCAGGTGCAGGTGATTGGCTCGGTCTGATCGCTTGAGGGTCAGTTCGCCGGTGTGGCCGCCCAGGTCAACATTGATGAGGGCCGTGGTGTCGGTGAGCTCGACTTCAAAGCTTGCGTGGATGGTTTGCTCTGGTCTTTGAAGGGGGCACACGGCGGCGCCGCCGACCTGCAGCATGTGGTGCAGGAGGTCTTGCTTTGCCAGTGGGATTAGATAGCTGTTCATGCTGCGTCACCCCCGAAAGGCCAAGAGCTGTTATCGACTGCGATGATGTCGAATGGCTTGACGGCTTCGGTGCGGTCTTTAGCGCTGGTGATTACCAGCAGTCCGGTGCGGCGCTGGATCGCTTCAACGGCGGCCCGGCTACTGCATGCGGATGGGTGCAGGTACACCGGGCAACGGGTGTTGCTGTGCTGTGTGGTTTGCATGGCTCGTACTCTTGGTGAGAGGTAGATACGAGTGCAAAATTAGCAACGGCTAAATAAACATGCAATAGCAAATGCTAAATTAGTTTTTCGATTAGCAAAAAAAACCCGCACTTGGCGGGTTCTTCGATGCGTGAGGTCCTACAGCAACACGGAATACCAGAAGACCTTACCGATCACGATGATCTCGTTTTTGATGAGGTCAGTCGCGCTGTACTCTTCGTCGGGATGCTCTTCACGATTGTAGCTGCGCATTCTCAAGCCCCCGCCAGGTAAGCGGTATAGCGTCTTAACTCTTAGCTGACCACCGTGATTCAGCGCGTACATTTTTCCATCTGTGATGGTTGTACAGCCCTGATCAACACCGACGGTGCTGCCGTGTGGCAGTACAGGCTCCATGCTGTTGCCGTTAACTGTTACGCATACGGCCTCATTCGCCTGAACGTTTTGCCGCCGAAGCGTCATCTTTCCGAATCGAAGTTTTTGCTTGTGGGACTGGTGAACCGCAGTCCTGCCGCTTCCCGCGGACAATTCAACTTCCTTAAGGAAAGGCACGTAAACCTCGTCATCATCCAAGGGGGTATCGTCGTCCCAGACGTCGATTGGGCCGAGGTAATAGGCATTGCTGTCGACTGACTGATTCTCAGATGGTGGGAGCGTTCCGGTTGTGGAGGTGCGCATCGAGACAGAAGGCGTGGTGAGGGTTCCCGCAGCAAGGCCGATTTTCGCTTCGAGATTCGCCGCCGCTTTTTCGCCCAACGATCTATGCCCATTGAGAAGCTGGGAAAGGTACGAGGCATCCAGGTTGTAATGCTCGGCGAACTCTTTCTGGGTTCTTTCACCCATCAAGTCGCGCAAAACTTGAATTCGCATTTTCTTTATATCCATTCGCCAATCATCGCCTTCCGTTAGCAAACAGTAAATTACGGTTTGCTATTGCTCAATGCATTAGCAATTGCTAATCTCGGCGCTCAGAAGGAGGTGTGTATGACCTTGCACGAGTATTTGAAAAGTCTTGATAAGGCGTCGCTGGATGCATTCGCGGGCCGATGCGGTACGTCAGTAGGCCAGTTAAAACAGGTCGCTTACGGCAATCGCAGGGCCAGCGCCGCGTTGGCGGTAGGCATTGAGCGAGAGTCTGCGGGTTCAGTCACCTGCGAACAGCTTCGTGCAGATATCGACTGGGCTTATTTGCGCGGCGCCAAAGGAGCTTAAAAGGTGCCGAGCTGGGGCCTCTCACCAAAGATCCCCCAGCTCAGCTACGACGACACACAGCACATGCACATCGGTCGTGGTCTTAGGATAGGGTCTGCCCTGGTCTATGGCTACACCGTAAATAGGGGATTTACGGTTATGAGTCGCACAGATCTTTTACCGGACGCTGGTCCGGTCCTTCCATTGCGTCAGGCGATCTATCGCGCTGGTCGTGATTACAAAGGCGGAATCACCGCCCTTGCCTTTGACATGGTGTTGGACAACGACACCCTTCAAAAGAAACTCAAGCTCGATGAAGAGCGCCGTTGGCTGAACCCTGATGAGCTTGAAGAGTTGATCAGGCTTACTGGCGATTCGCGCTTACTTGATGCGCTGATGCGCCCGGCCGGCGCTGTCTGGTATCGCCCGGTGCCAGTACCAGCAACGCGGGATGCCCTGAAGGCCGTCGGTAAGTTGCTCGGCGAAACCGGTGAGTTCGTGGCTGCCATGCACGATGGTGCTGCCGACAATGTATGGGAGCTTCACGAAGTTCTCGATCTTGAAAAGCAGGGCATGGATGTGATCCGCGAAGTTCTCGGCATCATGGCGGGCGCTCGACAGGCAATGGAGGATCGTGTCCATGGCTGACGAAATCGATCGCGCCAACGACCAGGCGCAATACCTGCTCGATGTTGCGCTTCAGCGCCGTAGACCCGCGCCATCAAGCCGCGTAAGCGCTCAATATTGCGCGGATTGCGACGATCCCATCCCGTTGCTTCGACAGCAGACGATTGCCGGTTGCCAAACCTGCGTCGACTGTCAGGGGTTGCGGGAGGCTCAGCGATGACTGAACCGGCAAAAGGAATAGCCATCGCCACATGGGCAAAACGTTACATCACTAATTTCGATCTCGCCCTGGTCTCAATTGAACCCGGTGAAAAAGCCCCAAAGGGACTGGGGTGGAACAAACCCGGCGGTTACATCACTGATGCCGCCACCGCTGAAGCATTCTGGCACCGAAACCCTAATCACAACCTCGGCGTCGTACTCGGGCCGAGCCGTGTCTGTTCGCTGGACGTCGACGACGTTCAGTGGACGCGGCACGTGTTGTATGAGCTGCTGGGTGTCGATCTGGATGCCATGGCGTTGGTGTATCCGACTATTGTTGGTAACCCTGCGCGCTTCCGGGTCGTGTTCAAAGTGCCGGAAGGTATTGAGCTGACCCGGCACTCTCTTTCCTGGCCGAATGAAAAAGACCCTGACGGTTCGATTCACAAAGGCCTGATGGATAAAGCCAAGGCTGCGAAAGAGCAGGGCGATGAGGTCGGGGAGGCTGCGGCGCGCGCGGAGGCTGAAGAGTACAAGCGCTTCACGGTGTTCGAGCTTCGCGCTGGCCTGGTACAGGACGTGTTTCCGCCTTCGATTCATCCGGGTACCGGCAAGCCTTACGCCTGGAGAACCCCACCGAACGCCAACGACGGCCTGCCGACGCTGACTGTCGATCTGCTGAATATCTGGCAAGGCTGGGAATTTTTCAAGCGTGATGCCGAGGCAGCCTGCCCATGGGCCATCAAGCCAGCCACGGCGCCGGCGAAAGTCATTAAGCGTTCAGCACCTGCGGTGGGTAAGCAGCCATCGGTGATCGACGAGTTCAACCGCTGCCACGACATCGAAGAACTGCTGCGTACTCACGGCTATATCAAGCGGGGTAGCAAGTGGCTTTACCCGCAGAGCAGCACCGGCCTACCAGGGGTGACTATCGCAGACGGTAAGGTCTATTCGCACCACGGTGCCGATCCGCTCGCGAATGGGCATCAGAACGACGCCTTCGAGGTGTTCTGTTTGCTCGAGCACGGCGGCGATCAGTCAAAAGCGGTGAAGGACGCTGCGCGTATGTTGGGTATGCAGCGTTCATCGCGGCCTGATCCGCAGGATCTTCCCCCGACCCCATCCGGTGAAGTGAGCGAGCCGAGCTGCGCGAACGACGCCATCGGCGAGGCTGCACCGGCTCCTGACGGGGGGGCGGGGGAGGCACTCACGCTAGACCATTTACTTCGTCGTTTTGCGCTGGTCGAGGGCACCACGCAAGTGTGGGACTGCGACCAGTCGCGGGTGATGAAGAAGGCCGCATTTGAAGCGCGCGTGGGCAAGCCCCTCGCCAAGGCGTGGCTGGACGACATGGCCAAACGGTTGATTGCGGATGATCACGTCCGCGACATCGAGCAAGCGCGACGTATGGCGGGTAAGAAGGGCGGCGCGCTCGGTATGCCGCCGACTGATCGGTATGTGTACATCGATGGCACCAAGGATGTCTGGGATCGGGAAAAGAAGCGGCGTATTGCCGAAGGCGCCGTGAAGATGGCGCTGGGTGACACTTATCCGCTGTGGCTCAACAGCAGTGAGCGGCGAACCGTGGATGTCGAACACATCGTGTTTGATCCGACCATGAGCAAGGACCCTGCGGTGTACATCAATACCTTTGATGGCCTGCCGCTGGAACCTGTCAGGGATGATGAAGCCTGCGCCAATCTGCGTTGGCTGATTTCGTTTTTGTGCAACCACGATGAAGCAGCGGCCCAATGGCTCGTCCGCTGGTTGGCGTACCCGTTGCAGCACCTGGGCGCCAAGATGGACACCGCGGTACTAATGCACTCGATCATGGAAGGCTCAGGCAAAAGCCTGCTGTTCGCCGATGCACTGGGCATGCTGTATGGACAGTACGCGGCCACGGTCGGCCAGACGCAGTTGGAGAGCAACTTCAACGCCTGGCAAAGCCGCAAGTTGTGGTCGGTGTTTGAAGAGGTTGTGAGCCGTGACCAGCGGTACAACCAAGTGGGCAAGATCAAGCACCTGATCACCGGCAAAACGGTGCGAATGGAATCGAAGTTCATCAACGGTTGGGAGGAAGCCAACCATATGAACGCGGTATTCCTGAGTAACGAAATTTTGCCGTGGCCAATCAGTGACAGTGACCGGCGGATGCTGGTGATGTGGCCAATGGAAACCTTGCCGGTCGAACGGCAAAAGGCGATCGGACGAGAGCTAGAGCAGGGTGGAGTCGCGGCGCTGTACGGCTGGCTGTTGTCGGTCGACCTGGGCGATTTCAACCAGCGGACACGACCACCGTCGACGGATGCCCGTGAGCGTCTGGTGGCCTTGAGTCGCGCCGGATGGCAGACGTTCTTGCATCTGTGGAAGTACAGCGAGTTGGGCCAGGGGCTTTGGGGGCCGTGTCTGTCGACCGACCTCTATTCGCTGTTCCTCGAATGGTGTCAGCGCAATAAAGAGCACGTGATGAGTCAGACGAAGTTCTCGCTGTTCATCAGTTCCGAGGTCGATAAGACGCGGGCGATTCCCTGGACCGATGGCAGCAACCGGCGTTTTGGCGCGTTCTTCTTTCCCGTCGATCAGGCCGCTGCCCCGCCCCCATCACTGAAGGCGGCCGAGCTGGGCAAGCAGGTCGAAAACTGGCGCGCTAAGGCGAAGCTTGCGGGCTGGCATGTAGACAGCTGGGACCACATCAAGGCGGCTGCCGCATGACTACATCTAAAAGTGTGTTGGGTGTGTCGGGTGTGTGTTGGGTTGATGTGAGATACCCCACACAGACTGAAGCCTTCTTTTCCGGCGGTTTGCGGGCTTTGTGTCGGGTGTGTTGGGTTCCGCTACGCGTGCGCGCAGGCGTGACGTTAGATGTTCGGTTTCCGATGGCTGAGTATTTTTTTCATGCGAGGACGGAAATACCCAACAAACCCAACACACTAAACACAACACGATTAGGGCTATTGATTTTAAAGGGTTTTGTTTGTGTTGGGTTTGTGTCGGGTTGGGTGTTTTTCGTGTCGGGTTCGGTTTTCGGGGGAGTAGGGCGATGATCCAGGCAATGGAAGTACTGCTGAAGCACTGGGGCGAGCAACTTCGGCTGAATGGCGAAAGCGGCGGCATGGGCAGTCCGATGGCAACGATCATGGAGTGGGGTGGCTGCGCACCACGCGGCACGCCTGGATCCCGAGTCATCCTTGGCGCCGGAGCGGGGCCTGATGCAGTTGCGCAGGAGATCGCCGCCGCCCTGTCGGAGATCGGGCGTCAGGGTGAGCAGGGTGATCGGCTGATGCGGTTGGCGAGCCTGCGTTACGGCGATGATCCGGCGCCGACCTGGCTGATGCAGTTGCATCTGCTGGGGATGGAGTCGAGAGCGAAACAGACTTATTACGACCAGGTGCACCGTCTGCATAAGTGGCTGCTGGAAGTGCTGGCCGAGCGTGCTGACGCCCGTAAGTGGCTTACCGCCGGTCGGGGCGTTTTGCCTCAAAGTCTCCTCAAAGTTGCGTCAAAGTTGCATCGAGTCGGATAACCGAAAATGCCCCCTTTTCGGTTCCGTACTCAGGGGGTAAAAAGTCACCACGATATGAAATTTGCGCCTTGGCGCTGACCCGAGCACGTGCTGTGCACTCCGTCCTGGCTAACGTCATGGCATCGAAACCCTGCCCCCGGCAGGGTTTTCTTTTTTGTATTCGGCACACTCCTTCACTTGAGGCACAACATGACAAATGAGCAGCAAGCGCTGGCAGAGATGCCGATCTGGTTGGTGATCGTTCTGGCCCTGGTTGGCGGTGTATCTGGAGAGATGTGGCGAGCTGATAAGGATGGGGCGCGCGGCTGGGCGCTATTACGGCGCCTGGCACTTCGCTCCGGTGCCTGTATCGTTTGCGGCGTGTCAGCAATGATGCTGATGATCGGCGCGGGCATGACGATCTGGACAGCCGGAAGCCTGGGTTGCCTGACTGCCATGGCCGGCGCCGATGTTGCCATAGGCCTGTACGAACGCTGGGCTGCCAAACGCCTCGGCGTCAACGAGTCGCCTGCCGCTGATAGCGAGTAAGGGCGATGATGCGGCTTGAGATGCGCGACAACATCGACAAGATCGTGCGGGATATTCGCGGGCTGGCCCGTAGCAAGGTGCCCATGGCTGCGGCCAAGGCACTGACCTTCACCGCTGAGCGAGTGCAATTAGCCGAGACGGCCGAGATAGCCCGCGTGTTTGATCGCCCAACCCGCTGGACCTTGAACTCGATCTACAAGCGCGGAGCCAGCCCCACCAGGCTTTTTTCTCGCGTGTGGGTAAAGGATGAATCCAGCTCAGGTGTTGCCGCCTCGAAATACCTGCCGGTGCATATGGACGGCGGCAGTCGTCCACACAAGCGATTTGAAAAGGCGCTGATTCACTACGGCCTGATGCCGGCGGACATGTACGCGGTGCCAGGTCGGCGCGCCCGAATGGATGGCAGTGGCAACATCAGCCGCGGCCAGATCATGCAGATACTCTCAGCCCTTGGTGCTGCCGAGCGTGTATCAGGCTTCATGGCCAACCGCACGGCGCGCAGCAAGCGGCGCAATCGCAACGCCCCTGACTACTTTGCTGGTCGCCCAGGCAATGGCACGGGGCCGCTGGGTATCTGGCAACGCGTCGGCAGCGGTGCGCGTCCCATCCTGATCTTCGTCAAGCGGCCAACCTATCGCCGACGCTTCGACTTCTACGGCGTGGCTGATCGCGTCGCCGCGGCTGAGTTCGAACCGCTGTTTCGCCGGGCATTGGCCCGCGAGATGGGCCGTGGGTGACGGCGGGCCTCGATTTCGCCCGGTTTCGGTCGATTTTGGTGCATTTCGGCCGGCCATGCAGGCCTCACCCCCTTTTTCAATGGGTCCTTCCGGGCGATGACGGAATTGGGGTAATTCGAACCCCGATCTTTTTGCAGATTCAACCCGACATAGGGGGTTCCGCTTCCTGTCCAGTCTTAGGAGATGACCATGCCAACACAGCGCGAGATAGCCGATCACCTGGACATGAGCGAGCGCAATGCCCGCGATGTGTTGAAGGGGTTGGGCATCAGTGACTGGCAGGCGGCCAGCCTGGACGAGATCCGGATCGCGTACATCCGCGACCTGCGCAACAAGGCGGCGGGACGAGGGGGAAGCCAGTTGGAAGAACTCAACGCCGTGCGGATCGACGAAGGGCGGGTCAAGGCGGCGAACGGGCGTCTGCTGTATCACGAGAAGTTGCGGTCGCTGATCCCCAGCATGGAAGCGGAGCGCGTGCTGTCCGACTGGTCGGCCTTTGCCAACCGGGAATACCTGGGCGGCGTTGAACGATTAATTCAGGAAATCGAGAACGTGCAGAAACTCACGGTCGATCGATCTGTGGTGGCCAAAGTTGCTGGACCTACAACCGAACGAATTGCAGGCTACGCGCGAAAACTTGGCGCAGAGCTTGTTGGCAGCAGCGGGGAAATTCAACCCGCCGCGTGATGTGCCCACGGCGGAGTACTTGAGCACAGAGTTTTACTTGCCCGCTGAAAGCGGTGTGCTGCACGGCCTGTACGACTTCCACTACACGCCGTACTTCCTCGGCGTTGCCGCCGCGCTGGATGATCCGCGCGTTAGCGAAGTGGACCTGATGAAAGCCGCGCAGATCGGCTGGACCTGGTTCCTGATCGGTTACCTGTTCAAGTTTGTCCAGTTCCTGCCCCGGCCGATCATGATCCTGT